GACAACCAGATACAGGTCGTCAACTGCCGTGCCCAGGTCAATCGTCAGGTTCGGATTCACGCCAGCACTGCCGCGCGTGTCCACCACATCGCCCACGTTGTAGGTACCGGCTGCGCCAGTGTTGAGCGCCGTTGCGTCGGCAAACTCGGTTCGTTCGTCGAGGATCATTTCGTTTCTCCTGACTGATTGGTTAGACCACGGCGTCTTCGGTGTTGACCAGTTGGTCAACGCGACGTACCGGGATGCCTCGGAAGGTCATCGTCAGCTTGCCGTCAATCAATTGCTCTGAGACGCCCGCGCCATTAGCGCCAGTTACACCCGTGTAGGAGTTGTAACGCTGAATGTCGAGCATTTCCGCTACAGTGCGGTTTACGTAGAACGCAGGCTTGATGCCCACATAGCCGTATTCCGTCATTGCGCCCGTGTACGTTGGCAAGCGGTGCAGCATCTTAATCATCAACTTGGTGAGGTTCGCCGCCGAAGACTCAGTGGTTAATGCCGATACGTCGATGTTGCAGCCACGAACGGCATAGCGCCAGTCCTTGACCGCCAAACCGCAATGCCACAAGAATTGCTCTTGATACATGCGAATGCGCGCACCACCCACGCCACCCGTGGTTTCGATGGTTTGTTCGCCATAGTCTTTGTGTTGCAGACCGGCAGTGGAGCCTTTTGGATAGAGGCCGTGAATGGTTTCTTCACCCCAACCCACCAACCAAATGGAGGCATTGTCGGAACCCGATCCGCCACCGGAAATACAGTTTTGCCCCAGCGAGCTATACCGCGTGGTTAAGCCGTTGAACTCTTCGGGAGCGGTTCCAGCGTTGCCATAAAACAACGTTCCGGCTACTTCCTGGTTCATCGCTTGCAGCTTGGCTTTAGCGCGCGACGCACGGAACTCCGATGGATTACCACCGAGATTCGCAAGCGCGACATCGCACTCAGACCATGCATCCAGCATGCCGATGCCTTCAACAATCTGAGCTTCGGTCGATTTACTGACCGTCGTTCCAGCATTAAATAAACGCCACGACACCGAATCCAAACCCGTACGCACCGTAGTCGTATGGCTTGTGGTGTTGTTGGCTTCGACCCACAACATATCGTCGTTAATGGGGTTGGTTTGCGCTAGCAACTCAACAACTTTGGCAATCTTGCCGTCTGGTGCGCGATTCTTCGCCCAGTCAACAAGAGTTACCGCGCCTGTGCCTAAAGTAGACATGACTCAATTCTCCTAGCTGTTGTAAAGAGCCTGGGCAAACGTCTTAGCTTGGGACGCCGGGACGCCATTCACAGGCGGTACGTCCTCCTGGATCATCTTTCCCGCTTGATAAAACGCCTTCATAAACTCCGGGTCATTCCCCAGCCCAACACGGTCTAGCTTTGCTTTGCCGTCATTCGACAGAAAGCGCGCAATACCACGTTGAGCAATGGCCAGATTCGCCGTGTAATCGTTGCCCCATTCTTTTTTAATGGCAGCTTCGTTTGCTTTGGCGGTGTCGGCCATAAACTGAGTGAAAGCCTTTTCCTCGGCAGCTTCGCGGGTCTGGGCTAGCTTCAAATTGATTTCATTGAAACCATTCACCAGCTCTGCGGCGCTTTCTTGAGTTAGGCCGATTTTCTTGAATACAGGCGATACCTGCTCCAATAGTTCGGTGTCTAACTCGATGCCTTCGGGGGCTTTGAACTCGTACTTTTCAGGGATAGCAGGGACAACAGGCGCAGCTACGGTCTTTTCAGGGAACGATGGCGGCGCAGCAGCCTGCGGAGTCGCAGAAGGAGGATTAGCAGCCGGGATAGACTCGCCAGGGTTAGCGGGAGCTTGGCCTGTAGTTTCGGTCACATCTGACATGAAATCTTCCAAAAGGGCCGCACGATTGCGGCGCTGCGATTATTGCGCGCGGCTTCGGAAAGCACCTAGAACCTTAAGGTTCAGTTTTTGGTATGGTTTGAGACATGACAAAGCAGGCATGGAAAATATATTACCGGTTGATGCGCATAGCGGCCAGGGAGTCAGCCAAAGCGAGTATCGACATGATGATTTTCGGCACTGGTGTAGTAGAGATTATTGACGGCGTACCAAAGCACTTCCCTTCACAGTTTGTTTGCTGGGGGTCGGTGACAAGTGAAACCATAACTTTAGATGGAGATAAGCTAGTTTATGAATATACCAAAACAAACCCAGTATCGAACTAAGCTTGGCTGTCTCGTTGAGATGCGCTGGTCTTTGCCGCCGAACGGTGAACTACGGCAGGACATTGTCCTTTCTGTTCCACCGGCACAACGTAAGCAATCGGGCGACCGCGACGAACTATTGTTACCGTCCCGTTCTTGAACCTAACGAAGTCCATCACTTCCTTTAGGTGCTCGCGGAATAACTGCATATCTACGGTTGCCATTACTCCGCATCCTCTTTCGGCTTCTTGCGCACCTTCTCAGCCTGCATCGCTTCGTGATGTTCCGTCATGAGTCGCGGGATCACTAAGGGGTCAGCCGATTCAAGCTCAACGAATAACAATCTAGCCACGTTCTGCATACCAATGTTGGTGCTCTGGATCGTTCCATTTCCGCTAGTCGGATCGCGGAATAGCCCGCAAGTTTCATTCATCAATCGCCATACAAACCGGCGAAACTCGGGCAGCTCTAATAGGCGTTTAAGGTCTAGCTGTTGATTCTCACGGCGCAGCTTTACTTTATCGGCGCGCTCTTTGACTTGCTTCTCATCGCTGGCAATGTGGGGCTCTTTCACTCGACCATCGCCTCTAGAGCGTTCTGTCCATTTACCTGCGTGTCAGACATGTCTTTGACCGCGCTGGCAGCGTTCTTAACTACCATGCTCTGTTGCTCTGCTTGCTGCACTTGCTGCGCCTCAGCCTGGGCAGCGGCCCTGTCAGCGCGAATCTCGGCTACCTGTTGGTCTGACCTCACGACGGTTGGTGGCGTACCCAAAGCAAGGTGCATCTCATCAATCGACTGGTCAATGTCCATCTTGTCTAAGGCGGTCGGCTCCATACCAGCATCAGCTTGGAACTTCGCGAGCTGCATCACATAACCGCCAAAGCGCTCAATGGTCGAACCTTGCACGGCTTTTAATGCCTGAGCGAGCGTGCCGATCATTTCAACTTTAAGGTCTACGCCTTCCAGCTCAGGAGGCGGTGGAGGCAATAGCCCTTGACGCATCATGATGAAGAACGTGCGGTCGATCAGCGGTTTAATCACGCCGTCTCGATGGTTCTGCAACATGGGGCCAAGCCCAAGAATCTGTTCTTCACGACGTGCTGCAATCTCAGGCACGGACGCATTACGCGGATCGGCACGAGTGATGGCCAGAAACAAATCCACATACATGGCCTGATTGACCAGGTTGCGAATGTCTTCGATGTCTTGAAGGATTCCGCTCAGCTCAGGCTTAAGCAAATACGCTGGCTGAAACTTGGGGGCCGAACCGGTTGCGGTGAAGCCTGCATAGGTCACTCCACCGGGTAGCAATGTCGAAGGGCTATTCTCTAGCTCAGGCGCTCCCACCATCGGCGGGTCAATGTGCTTATCAATGGCCTGCGCCTTGCGCTTCTGCTGTAGCTGCATGGCCTTTGCAGAGCCTAACGCATCCATTCCAGGCGATGCACCGTAGGCGTCTGTAATCTCGGTCGTCTCCCAACGAAGGGTTGCTAGGGGATTATCTTCAAATCCAGATTCTTTAAGTATGTTGTGCTCTGAGCCTAGTTCGAGATAGCACGAACGATATGGCATGTTCTCAGCGGAGTAGTTGCCGTACTGCCTGCCGTCATTCGGCTCAATGGCATGAAGCACGTCGAAATACGTCTGCGTCTTTTGCTGCGCAGCGGCCTTTACAGGACCGGATACTTTGTCGATGCCAAATTGCTGCACCATTTGCGCGGCGGTCATCTTGTATTCGCAGTACTTGGTGTCCACCATCCCGTCCGCATTGGTCGCCAGGTAATAGCTACCTATCGCAGAAGGCACGCAGTGAATCACGCGCGTCATGTTTTCAAGCACCGTCATTGGACTCGTGCCAAACACAATCCCGTCTGCGTACAGGGTAGGCAGGACTGAATAAACATTGGAGCGGTCGAACACGTCCCGCATGAGGTTCTCTACGGTGTAGAGCCACAGTGACACGCCTTTGGATTCGTTTAGCTCAGGGTCTGGAGTAGTCAGCTTGAACCAAGGAATGCTTGGATTGGTTGAGCCTGCATGTATGCCCGCCGATGCCGTG